AAAAAGACATAATGAATGGCTTCTTAATTTTTTTAGAGGGAGAGCGTTTTGATGGATGCAACTACATTTGGTCAAGTCGAATTGTTTAAGCGTGAAATAGCTGAGTTAACTCAAGAGAAATACTGGTTAATAAAGCGAGTAAAAGAACTTTCTGAGGAAAGAGATGAGCTTTTACTTAAGAAAGAGCTAGCAAATTCACTGCCAGATCAATCAGAATTTTACAAACCTTACAAATAAAATAAACTTTTTTGAAAAAAAATGCTAAGCCATTGATTTAATGGAGTATTTAAATGCACTTTTTCCTTTACATTCAGTGAAAAGTGTGTTATAATAGCTATATTAAATAATTAAATAAACCCTTGGAAGGACTAAATTATGAAAATGTTAAAATCTAAAGTTGTTGGAATGACTGATCTACAATATACCAAAAGGTACAATATGATCAAAGCCGTTGCTAACAAAAGAAATGTTGAACTAAGACGTGACGCTGAAATGGTAAGGGAAGAAAAAGCCCTTGAACGTCAGCTTAAAAAAGAAGGTATTGTTGGTGATCAAGAAAATATCAATCACTGGACTGACGCTCCACAGTATCTTAAAGAGCATTACGGTGAACGTCTTGCTGATCAAAAATCTTATGAATCAGAAGAAGGTTGGAACTAGGCATGAAAATCCTAGCTACTCTTACACTTGCAGGAGCTGTAGCGTTTGGCGCAGCTTCTCATGCTACTGAGTCGTATGATCAAAAACAAATTACGTGTATGGCTGATAATATTTATTGGGAAGCTCGTAATCAAAATACTAAAGGTATGATTGCAGTAGCTTTGGTAACTATCAATAGAGTATATGACTCTAGGTATCCAAATACTCCTTGTGAGGTGGTTCACCAAGGGCCTACTAGGCCATCTTGGAAAAATCACTTAGTATCATACCCAGTAAAAAACCGTTGCCAGTTCTCATGGTATTGCGACGGTAAGGCTGAAAGAGTACCAGAAGCTGATAAAGATGTATTTGCTATTGCTCAAATGATTGCATTTAAAGTATACCATGCTCAGTCTCATTGGGATTTTACTAAAGGTGCAACTCATTATCATGCAGATTATGTAACACCATCTTGGGCAGCTACTAAAACTAAAACTATTACAGTAGGTGATCACATCTTTTATCGTTGGGAGAAATCAGAATGACTTTAGAAAACCAATATGATAGTGTGCCAATGCCATCTCCTAAAAAAACTTTAGATGGTGTTGAGTGGGCTAAGTATCACTTGTTTACTAGAGTAATAGAAGACTTCAATATGATAGAATTAACTGAAGAAGAAACTGTTGTCCAAGGTTGGATGAAAAAGATGGTTGAAGTATATAAATCGAGGCAATAATATGACTATGCATTTAGTGAGAGGTATGTCTTCCTTGAATTCAAAAAGACGCAAAACAAAACGTAAACCTGGCTGGGAAAAAGCACAAGCTGAACATGACAAGTGGCTTATGTCTAAAGGTTGTCACCCATCTCAACTTAAACAAACAAAGAAAGAGTTTGTTGAATATGTACCGACAAAACCGATCTACCGTGATACTCCGGAGTATCCAAGCATCCAGACGTCGAACACAATTTGCGCAGGCGGAACAGCAAAAAAAGAACCAATGCAATATACGGGAAATCTTATCGTTGGAATCGCAACAATGCACAAATCAAACCTCGTACCAATTATGCGAGGTACTAGTCAAGCAAAAGACATAGCTAAAATGAGGAGATAATATGAATGATTTAGCACCACCACCTAAGCGCTTATTAAAAGAAGTAAATGAGTGTTATTATGAAGAGTATGATAGTGAAGGCATACGTAAAGTTCGTATTGAAACAACTGTCCTTACTCACTTTGCAAAGAGTAATACATATCACAACCCAACTAAAACTACTAAATCGGAGTATCTATAATATGAGTACATATACAAGAAGTGAAATGGTTGACATGCTACGTAATGGTATTTGTCAAGTGAAGTTTATTAAAATGAACGGTGAAGAACGTTTAATGCAAGCTACTTTGAAAGAGGATCTGATTCCTGCTGATAAAAAGCCTAAGGAAGATACTAATGGTGTTGATCAGACTCTTCAAGTTATTCGTTGTTTAGACACAGAAAAGACTGAGTGGCGTTCATTCAAGGTAGAAAATGTATTGAAGTTTAGCCATTAGGCTAAACTTTTTTTAATTTATTTTACATGCCATTGTTTTTATTAGTTATTTTTGTGCACTTTTTCCTTTACATTTACTGTAAACTGAGATATAATATACTTATAAAATGGAAAAAGGAAGGAAGTACATTATGATTAAAGTTTATCAAATTAAAGATAATAAAGCTATTTACCCAGACGTATCTTTTACGTATGGTATGAGTGGGTTTCAACCTCAAGATCACTTTGACAAGTATGTTTATGTTGCTGATTTGAATGTTGATACTCTTGATGAAGCTTTTGAAACTGGTAATATTGGACCAGAAGATCTTATCACACGCCACAACCAAATGAGTTCTGTATCGGTTGGCGACATCTTAGTTGATGACAAAGCTAATACATATGTAGTTGCTAGTTTTGGCTTTGATAAAATTGAATGTGACTTTGGATATGGGGAGACTAACTAATGCTAGCATATTGTGATAAAATCGCTGACACTGTCAGAAAATCTTTGTTGAAGCATGATCCTCAAGGTATCATTGGCTTAATTGGTCCAATTGAAATGGACTTACATCCAACTCAAGGTTACTTTCAATCAACTAAAAAGACGATTGAAATGACTGATATGAATTCTAAAAAATATAAAATTACTATTGAGGAGATTATATAATGGCTAAAGTTCATAAAATAACTGGCAGAAAAGTAAAGCCAAAAACAGTTCGTGCAAGAGCTCGTACAGGTCTTGCAGGAGTACCAATGGAAACATGGACTGCATGTCAGTCTTACTTTCATATGGAAGTTGATCGTAAAGATTTTGCAAAAGTCTTAAAAGATTGGGTTAAAGAAAACTATTCAAAAGCAGATGTTAAAGCTATCCTTGCTAATCCTGAATGGAACTTTACAGCCTTCTCTTATATTCCAGCTGCAATTACTTGGATTAAAGCTGGTAATAGCTTCTTAGATATGGATCCAAAAAATCATGGTTATCAAGACTGCGCTAAAAAGAAAATGGATCCACTTATTGAAATAGGTAAACAACTCCTTAAAGAAAAAGCTGAGTCTGAAAAGATAAAGTCTAATGTAATTGTTCTTACACCTCAGCAAAAGCTATGGCGTAAGACTAATGATACTATTATGTATGATCTTCAAGATCTAGAAGACGAATGGATGGATGGAAAAGAAACTACTTTAGATCTATACAATCGTTTTAGGTTCCATTGTCTTACTGGCGCTTCGGTTGATCAGGTTAAAAAGCAAATTGAAGGTTGGCATTTAGATTATTCAGATGCTTATCATAAACGTTGTGAGCAAGCTGTTGAAGGCTACTCACATATATCACGTAAAGAACAAAAGCGCCGAATGAAAGCGTGTGAAGATATGTTACTTGATTGTGATAAGTTCAAAGCTTCTACAAAAGCTATTCGTAAATCTCGTACTCCAAAAGTAAAGACTGCTGATAAGCAAGTTGCTAAGCTACAATTCCGTAAAGAATCGAGTGAAGACAAATTGGCTTCAATAATGCCTACCTCTATTCCAGGAGCTATGAGACTCTTTACCTACAATATTAAGAACAAAGAGTTTACTGAATTAGTTTCTATATCCGCTAATGGATTTGAGGTAAATGGTTCTACACTTAAGAATGTAGATCTTGAAGCATCACGTAAAGTTAAACTACGTAAGCCTGATGAGTTCCTTCCGACAGCTCTTAGTGGTACAGCAAAACAAGTAGATAATGCTTGGAAAAAGCTTACCACTAAGACTGGAACTCCAAATGCTCGTATCAATAAAGATACAATACTACTTAAGGCTATGTTGAAATGAGCCTAGATGATTGGACAAAACCAGACCTTGAGGCATTCATTATTACAATGTTTGTCTCAATGTGTCTAGGATTTTTTTCTACTCCATTTGGAGTTACAATGATAATTGGCTTATGTGTTTATGTAGGCCTTAGACTATTACAGGGAATGCAATGATTGAAGAAATTATATTAACAAAGAAGAGGTTTTCTAAGTTGGTTGAAGATAAAGTAACTGAGACTAAGATGCCATACATGGATGCGGTACTATCAATTTGTACTGATAGAGAATTAGATCCTGGTGACATTGGAAATCTTATTGGTCCTGTTCTTAAGGAAAAGATACAAGCTGAAGCAGTTGAATTGAATCTGATTGAACATGATGGTGGTAATACCCTACCACTCTGACGAGATGAACCAGACTTAGGATTACGGTATGAATATGGAACCATTTGAAGCATATAGTTATTATTTAGCAATTAAACTACACTTTGAGAGTGATAGTTATGATGCGCCTAAGTATAACTATAAGACTTCTGCAAAACCATCTTCTTTTTGGAAACGAAAAGACAAATATCACTTTGCCAAGCTTGGACGTAAGCATGACAAAGCACCTGATATTATTAACTTTTATGTATCTCAATTTATTGAAGATCGTAAGTGGGTTGGTGATATGATGACTGATGAGGATAACTATAGTAAATGGCAAAAGAGAATGCAGTCTCTAAGTTATACTTTTCAGAATGATATAAATACATTGGCTGAACGGGTCGAAACATTTGAAGATCTGTTCGCTATTGAAACTCATCCTTACATTGTAAAGGAGTATATGAGTGGCACTATCTGTTTGGAAACAGTGGTCATACTAAATAAGCTTGTAAAGTTTATGGACCGAGCCGATAGTGTAATAACCGAGACTATCCTATGGCCGGATGTCTCACGTAAGATCCGAAAGTATAATACGTTTGTTAATATTAATACAAATAATATGAAAAAAATTGTACTTAGGGCCTTTACAAAGTGACACAAATGTGTTATAATAACTATTATATTATGAAAAAAGTGGATAATTCAGACATACAAAAACATACAGGAGAATATATATGTCATTCGCAAATCTAAAAACTAATCGTGCAAACGATATCGCTTCACTAGTCTCAGCAGCTGAATCAGTTGGTGGCGGTGAAAAGAAATCATATGCCGATGAGCGGTTCTGGAAACCAACTGTTGATAAAGCAGGCAATGGTTATGCAGTACTCCGCTTCTTACCAGCACCAGCGGGCGAGGATCTCCCGTGGGTTCGTTATTGGGATCATGGATTCAAAGGTCCAACTGGAATGTGGTATATTGAAAATAGCTTAACCTCTATTGGAAAAGAAGACCCAGTTGGTGAAATGAATTCGATCCTTTGGAATACAGGCCGTGATGAAGATAAAGCTACGGCTCGTGATCGTAAACGTAGGTTGCATTATGTAACTAATATTATGGTCGTATCTGATCCATCCAATCCAGCTAATGAAGGTAAAGTATTCCTTTATAAGTTCGGTAAAAAAATCTTTGATAAGATTATGGATGTTATGCAGCCGCAATTCCAAGATGAAAAGCCAGTCAATCCATTTGACTTCTGGGAAGGCGCGGATTTCAAACTCAAGATTCGTCAAGTTGAAGGCTATCGTAATTATGATAAGTCGGAGTTTGCATCAGCTAGTGGTCTACACGAAGGTGATGATGAAAAGTTGGAGTCGGTATATAACCGCCTTCACAGTCTATCGGATTTCCTTGATCCGAAAAACTATAAGTCCTATGCTGAACTTAGTGCTAAACTAAGTAAGGTACTAGGCGAGGCCGGTACTCCTTTGAGTACTGCCGAAGCTGTAACACTCGATGAGACTGCTCCAAGTCCTTCCTTTCCAACGGAGCAAGCTCCAGTGGTACAGCAAAGCAATGTAGCTGCGTCATCCGATAGCGATGATGATACTATGAGTTACTTTGCTAAATTAGCACAAGAGGGTTAAACACCTCAGCTAGTTGCACTAAGGCCCCAGAGTTTTTCCTTTCTCTCTGGGGCCTTTTTGTATCTACTAACCTGCTGCAGCGTATGTTTGATCTGAGTTATTTCGAGAAGCAGAAGCTTTAGTACCAACCACAGTTGTATTAGTACCATTTCTTTGAGCCATAGGATCACTGCTTCTATTTTCGTTGATTTGAACTATTTGCTGCATTCGTTTCATTTCAGCATTAGTCATTTCTTCAGCGTTTAGTTCTTGTCCTGTTGTTGGAATCTCTTGTGGAATAAGCTCACCAGTCTTTTTATTCAATCCTGCGTAATCATATACAGCGTCTGGAATAACAGAACTTACAGCCTTTTTAACCCAACCAAACCATCCATCTGATTTAGATCCACCTGTAGGTAATATAGATCTAAGGATAGGTTTAAAGAAATTGTCAATACTTGGCATAATACTACCAGCAACACCTTGTAAAAGTTTCTTACCTTTTTTCATCCAGTCTTTAAACACATCGATTGGTGCACTAATAAATGCATACACTTCGTCAAGTATTTTATTCCACCATTCAGAAAAACTAAACCCATCTAGCTTTGCTTCAAATTCTTTAAATCCAAATGCTCCAGCAACCCAAGCTAAAGCTGATTTACCGAGATCTAATATTTGGAATATAAGTCCATCAATAAGACCACCAAGAGCTCCTACTAAAGAGCCTAAGATCTTTTGAAAGATATTACCGTTAACCTTTCCCCATGCGTCAAATGCTTCGAAGCCAGCATCAAATATACCAATAAGAATATTAATTGGAATAAGTAAACGACCAAGGATAGCACCAATTGGTTTGAAAGCATCAAAGAACGGTGTAAACGTATTGAACGTATTTCTGATTCCCTTAAATGGTTTAGTGATAGCATCTGTAATAGTAGCAATAATACTCTTTGCTTTACCACCAGCTTCATCTGTCAATAAAAAGAATTCTTTAAAGTATTTACTGATTCTACCAAAGACACTTGTTTCAGCTGCAAAAAGTGGACGAATTAGATCCATACCTTTGTTAAATGAATCTGTAATAAAATTAAGTGGTCCTTTTAGTGCATCAATTACTCGTTGAATAATTGTACCTTCAACAAAAGTAGTTCTAATTAAACGAAGTCCATCAATAATTCCATCAGTAATCTTTGCAATTCTTCCAGTTACTCTTGTTTTTGCAGCATCAAATAAATCATCAAGTGCAAAAAATCTTATAAATTTATCTAATCCTAATTTACCAAGATCTCTTACCTTACCAAAACCATCACCAATAAGTCTAAAGAAAGCTCGTATTGGTCTTAAAGCTACATCATCTAATAGTTTTGCAACACCAGTAACATATCCTTTAACAAGACCAGTAAGTAAACCTGCAATTGCTCCAAGTCCAGCCATAATACCTAGACCACCAAGTAAACCTACTCCTCCTCCATCACCACCACCAGCTCCAGCGTCTTTAATACCACGATCAACTGCGCCACCAGATGGTTTAAGAGCATCTAGTTTCTTTAACATTTCTCTGCGCATCTCTTCATCTAATAGAGAATTGCCTTTAAGTATTTCAACTAACTCCATAATTGAAGTAGTCATTTGAGTAATTTGAGGTTTAATCTCTAGAAGATGTCGCCTTGAATTTCTTGTATGAACTTCGATTTCACCGTTAGATGCGGCTAGTTCTTCTAGTACTGGAGCTAATTCTGACATGGTTTATTTCCTTGGTGCTGGTGTTTTATTTTTTTGAGTCATAGCTTCTTTGCCATAAAATGCTGCAACAATAGCAGCAACTGAGACAAAGTATACTGCAGCCATATCACCTAAAATGCTTGCAGCTTTATCTAAACCAATGAGTATTGATATAATAACAAAAGCTGGATAGAGTAACATACCAAACAAAGCAAACCATGCCATGTTTCTTTGTGCATCTTGTTTCTTATCTTCATTCTCCATATCACTTCTCATATCTTCTAATTCAATCATTTTTTGCTCCATCATCATTTCATCATCGCTTACAATACCATCACCATCTTTATCTAAATGAGCATATTTAGATCCAGGTTCTAATTTTTTTTCGACCATGTCTATTTCCTTTGCTGCTGTTGCAACTTTTGATTTTCTTCTTTAATATGTTCCAATAGGAGATGGACATATATTTCCCTTTCCCACGGCACCATATTTTCTAATTCAGTTAAAGAATACTTATGATGTTGTACCATAGCAAAGTTAGTTTGAAAATGATTCTCCAAACTATCGTGAGAAAGGGCTAGCCGAAAAAACTTTGGATACCTTCAATATCAAACTCATTTTCATGCTTGCAATCTTCTTTCACACAAGTGAACAGCACCTTCTTCTTTAACTTTGGCATAGCTTCAAACCATGCCTGTAATTTATTAAACTGCTTTTGATTTAAGTTTTCTATAAAAGTTGTTAATTCAGCTTTTGTAGACTCACTAGCAGGGTAAACATTTTCTGCGTCATATATTGATTCAATTGACGATACAAGTACATCAAACACCATATCAATTTCAGATTTGGCGTCAGAAGAATCTACATCTCTTACTGTAGGATACTTCATAGTAACACCAATAGTATCTGTAAGTGCAATTGTATTTTCTACTTGAGAACCAATTGGTTCTAATTCATCTAAGTTAATATCATAATCATTAGGAGTTTGACACTTTTCACAAGAAAATTTTAGTTTACTTGTTTCACCTACTGATTTTGCTCTAAGTTTTAGAAAAATATATTCTAAATCAAACATAGGCTGTTTCATAATATCAACTTGTTCAAATGTACAACTTGTAATAATATCACGTGTTGCACGAATGATTTGTCTTTGATCTTCAGATTCCATGGCAATCATAAGAATCTTTTCTTCTTTTACCAAGTAAGGTCGGTATTCAACCATTTCACCTGAACTTGGAACTTTTAGTTCGTATTTTACTGCTGTATTAAGCTGTGGCAGGGCCATCATTCACTCCTTATTATAATTAACCAAATAATTTATTAGCTACAATTCCAACTAGTGTTCCAGCTAGACTTGCAGAGTCATTCCAATCATCATATGACATAGTAATATTAACTTTTGCTATAGCATTTTCTGACGAATTTGATAGTTCAATTGAAGAAATTGTTGTAGGAAACGCATTCTGCAACGTACATGTATATATTGGAATATTATTTTTATCCAATTGTTGTATGATTACATCTGAAACATAGTCATCTCTATAATTGACTACACCCTTTTCAAAGTCAATAATAGAGTTAGTCCATGAGTCAAATACTTCTTTAATATAGTAGTCACCAGTAAGAAGAAAAGAAAAATTCACGTCTTCATTAAGGTAACCATAAGTCTTTTTAACCATCTTCATTCTAGTTTGATGGTCAGCCGTTGTTATTTGTCTTCCAGGCAATGTACATGATTCACATAGCAGTGATATATCTCGTGGGTCATTGATTAAAGACAAAGGATTAAATCCACCACCTGAAGCTAGATTACTAATAATAGATCCAGGGTTAATAGAAATAAGTGGTAAGTTCATGTAAATAGCAAACCTATTAGCTGGTGCTATTCCTCCTCGTTTACCGAGGGTAGATTTAATTGTATCAATACTTGCTGGTAATGCCATTAGTATGCCTTCCTAGAATCAGCATAGACCTGAGTTGCTGTTGCTTTCTTAAACCTTTGTGTCGGCATAAATAAAGCAATTTCCCATTCAGGTGCTTCTACTTTTGAAATCCTTCCTTCAACATGTTTTGTAAGATAATGTTTAAAGCAAGGCTTAAAATATTTTAGCTTTCTTACAGATTGTAGTAATCTATATCGAGCTCTAAATCTTGTGTTCTCATCGTATCTTTCATCAGACTTTGCAAGTCCATCAAACAACTTAGCTCTAAGTACTGGTGGTAAGTAATGCATATTCAAACCATAGAATCCACCAGGAGCTTTTTCAACCATAATAATCAGAGGGAACGTATCATAATATGGTAATGTTTCTTTATGTTTTGGATCATAAAAGAACATAT